ACCTGAGGGAGGCAGGTACCTCTCCTTGCGGGAAGCCTGCTCCTCCTCCTCAGCCTCGACCTGATCGGCCCATCCGGGCCCCACCAGGACTGAGGTGGAGGGCAGCTCCTGCGGGTCCACCCACAGCTTCCACGGATCCCGTCGTACTGCACGTAGCAGCCCGGCGAGAGTCGCCTCTGCCGCGGGGCCCACAGCGATCTCCCCAATAGCCCCCCTCAGGCGGCCATCCTCGCAGTCCCCGACCCTGGAGATGACTTCCTCGATGATGGCTGTCGTCTCGCGCCTGTAAGCCTCGAAGGCTATCTCCAGGCCGCGAGGCGGCAGGCCTAGGCTGAGGTACACTGAGCCCAGGCGCATAGCCTCCACCTGCGCCATCTCCTTGTCTGTCTTGACCCACTTCAGCGAGGGGTAGGGCACCTGGGCCAAGGTTCGGGCCACATCGGCGCACACGACGACCTTGCCGCCCCTGACGTGGAAGTAATACCCCACGAACAGGAACGGCACGGCCTCCAGTGCCTCCTTGATGGTCCTAGCGCGTGTGCAGGAAAACTGCTCCACCCGCACCTTGAAGCCCAAATCCGCGCCCACCCGGCGCAGCGTCTCATCCACAACCGCCTCCGTCAGCGTCGCTGTGGTGTGCCCTTTGTCCAGCTCCACATACGCCCTCTCAATGAGAACGTTCATGAGCATGTCGTTGACCTTGCTCTGTAGTGGCATACCGGAGGGGCCCGCATGCTTCCATGCGTATGTAAGCCCCCCCTCCACCACCACCTGCCGGTCACGGGCATAGGCATACCACAGGTCGGCTGCGGGCGCGTCGATGCGGCGCAGCTGCCGCCAGATCTCGTGGTGGACTTCAGCCGTAGCGTCATGGTGCTGGGTGAGATCGAAGGAGCTGCAGTCCAGTGCGAACATCACCAAATGATTTGGCTTGTTCTCGCACCTGCCGCAGCGCACACCCATCCCCTCAAAGCCGGCCTCCCTAAGGCAACCGCACGAATCGGGCTCGGGCACCTTCATCACCACCCAGCTGTCGTCACCCACGTGCACGTGGGCAAACGGCATGCACTCGTCGAACTCAATCTCCCCCTCCGTGAGCTGGCGGTCCAGCGCGGACACCAGGTCTTCCGCCCCCCCACGCGTCAGATTCACACCGATAGCGGTGCGACACAGCCCTGTAGGGTCGTCCAGGATGTTCCTGGACAGAGCCTCTAGGGGCTGCGTGGCCACCTGCATGTTCAGCAGGATCTGCCGGGGGAAGGCGTTGTAGAACCTCATCTCGCCGTTCTCAATCTTCTCCGCGCTGTAGTAGTCCGCCTTGGCCTTGCCGCGCAGTGTCACAAGATAAGGCCTCGCGACCTCCATCTCATGCTTCCACCGCGCCACCCCCCCCCGCTCACGAGCGGCCTGCACAATCTCCTTCCGCACGGACACGGCCAACCCCAGCGCCTTATCTTGAGCGCCGGGAGTATCCCAGCGCCCCAGCACGGGGAAGCCGTTGTCCGAGTGAGGGTTGACAGTGACAGATCCCTCGCCCTGCCGCGCGATGAGGGGGTACGGAGCCAGTGCGTGATCAGGTAGGTGGTCCATGTTCACGCCTGAGGCGCGCGCAGCCTCTCTGGCCTCCGCTGAGCTAACCGGGTTCGCGATCTTCGAACCCCGGCGTGGATAGTACTTCTCCAGGCGGCCCAGGGTGTTGAGCGTCCCCCCGTCCACGTAAAACGTGTTGAGGATCTTGCTCGTCACCTGTGCCTTGCCGTAGAAGCTCTCCGACTCCGGCAAAGACGCCCACACAGCCCCCAGCACGCGAC